AGCTCCTTCTACACCTACAAAATCAAATATTGATTCAAAGTGGTCTCCATCTAAATCATGCTCTGATGCCATTATATTTCCTCAATGTCCATGGGCGGTGGGTTTTTTACAAGTTTATTAACTTCTTGGTAGTGTTCACTGTTTATTAGTTCTATGAATTCTTCTCGTATTTGTTGTTCTGTTTTGTTCTCTTTTCTGATACTAAGTTTAATAGTGTTCCAATATGTATGTACGTATTCTACTTCTTCGATAGAACCGTAGTAAAGGTATAAGTCTTCTGGCTTCATTCATTAAAATTGAAAAGTCATGGTGACAGTGCCACTAAAATTTCGGTAAGGGCTGTTAGAATTAGCAGGGCAAACCCATTGAAACTCAGTTACGTTGCCAATATTAGGATAAGTGTAGTGATATTTATTATTTTGAGCCGTGTTAGCTCCATTGTTTGAGTTTGTGTCTGAACCATACCAACGAGTTGACGGCATTTGTAAAGAGGAACCTTCTGCTGTTGTATCAATATACCTAAAAGGCACACTTGTCCAATTATTAGCAGACTCATTATTTGAACCAAAATGACCTCCTATCCATACTCTTAAAAAATGACTACTTGCTATAGAGTTTGTAGTCAAAGTGTTATACCAGCCATAGCAAATAATTGATGATGACGTACCTTTTGCTGTGCCTCTAAAATGATTAAAAGTGATTGCTCCTGAAGAAGGTATAGCTCCAGCATTACCTGATGCGTCTGCTCCTGATATTTTACTAAAAGTTGCAGAAGCAGAACCTAAAGCAGTACCCCCTGTAATATTTGTATTTTTCCAACCATTATAATAATAATAAGTGGTATAGGCACCTATAAGTTTAGTAGCAGGTGTGTAGACACTTGAACTGGCATTTGAAATGGAAGGGGATTGAGAGTCTGACAAATCATTGGTTGCATTAGATAAAGCACCACTATAATACTCACTCATACTGATAGGATTACTACCACCCCACTCAGATTGTATTTGACTCATGGATATTGCACCTGAACTTGATAAAGCCATTACTTATCCTCTAATTCATTTAATCTTCTTTCCATGTCCATAATGGTAGCTGACTGTAACTTTACATAGTCATTTAAAGTATCTATTTGTTTTTGTTGTTCTTTTATAGCTTCTACTAATAAACCTACTGTATTGCCATAACGAATAGCTAAATGTTCCTCTGATTCTTCACCTTCTCTTCCGTCTGCTATAGTTTCGGAGGTATATACTGCTTCTGGTAATACTTTTTCTAAATCTTGTGCTATAAGTCCTGTGCTTTTCTGTCCATCTTTTTTATAGTTAAAAGTAACACCTTTTAATTGTTTTACTTTATCTATAGGATTGTCAATAACTTCGATATTTTCTTTTAGTCTTTCATCAGAAACACTTCCAAAAGCTGTTATATCTCCTACTGCAATCATATTTCCAGAAGCATCTAATGACCATTTTGATACAGCGTTAGTTTTAAAATATAGATAATTAGTTGTATGGTCGTAAAAAATTTCCCCTGCTGCTCCTGCACTATCAAGAAAAGAAATTACACCATATTGTCTACCAACTGAATTAATTGAAAGACCTGCACCATCACTAGCAGAAGCTCCTGCTTTAATAACTAAATCTTCTGCGTAACTATATCCGTCTGTGTCTGGGTCAGATGTACCAATACCAACCATACCAGAAGAAGTAATTCTCATTCTAGCTGTTTGACCTGTAACAAACTGCAAAAAACCATTAGTTTGACTTCCTGAGTCTGCATCAGAGTATATGTCTGCAATCGCATTAGCACCATTAACAAAACTTATTTTTCCACCATCAGCACCATTAGCAGCAGTTGAGCCAATATTTAGTACCCCTCTATTGCTACTGCCTATAATTCCTACATAAGTTCTTGCAGCTACACCGTCACTTGCTACATCTCCATTGGTTGTACCAATACCAATATTACCATCACTACCAATACGCATTGCTTCTGCTGTAGTACCACCAGAAGCTTGAGTAAGAAAAGCCATATCAATATCGTCTGTACCATCTTTTTTAGCTGTTACTTGTATAACGTCTCCACTGTTTCCTATTTTTAAATTAGCTACTGCAGTATCTCCTACTGTTACTGCTCCTGTTAAAAAATCAAATTGTGAAGCAGCAAACTCCATTGGAACATTTGCAGCTCTAGCATCATTAATAGCCAACAGCCTTAAATCTCCGCCTGTTTCTTGTATTTCTAGATTATTATTAGTACCAGTTCTAACATGAAGTGGTGAAGATGGACTTGTAAGTCCTATTCCAACATTACCAGAAGAATCTGAATGCACAGCTTTACTTGCAGGTAATGTACAAAATACATCTTTAGTTCCTGCAGAGAAATCTACAAGATTGTCTGAATTTGTGCTGCTTATAACAGTAGTTCTAGATAAAGTGTCTGGAGAAGCATCAGTAACTGTGCCTATACCTATTTCAAACTCATTAGCTGTTTGATGAGCAATAGCATAATAAGTTGTATTAGAGTTACCGATTCCTTGTACAAAAGTTTCGAAACCAGCATCAGCACCAGCTAGGTTAATTGTGCCTGTACCAGTAGAAGTAGTGGTCTCTTTTACCCTATCGTTTAGGACATGAGCCATGCTCTTCTCCTACGCTATTCTAATAATAGCTGTACTTGCCGCTGCTGCCGGGAACTGAATAGTAAAGTCACCGTTAGTAGATGTTTTGTCGCCACCAAAATCTATACTAGCTACTGCTTTGTTAGAATCAGAACTGTTATAAATTAAACAACCTCTAGCGGTTATTGTAGCACTACTAAAAGTTAGGTCTGCAAAATCTGTAATTGCAGTAGTTCCATCAGCTGACGGAGTAACGTTAGTAAGAGTTCCTCCACCTGAAGTGTAACCAGAACCAGAAACTTCATTAGTAGTTGCAAAAGCTGTAGTAGCTGCTCCTAAAGTAGCAGAACTTGTAAAAAGTGCTAATTTAAAAGTATCTCCACTACTATTGGTGAAGTTATGAGTACCAGTTAAAAGTTCGGTTTTAAAACTAGTTGTCAAAGTTGAAGTTATTGCCATGTTAAAGCTCCTTAATAATTTTAGCTAAATCATTATGACCCTGCTTCTTAAGAAGCCCTGTCACTGTTGTCCTATCACTAGTGATAGCTTGTTTCATATAATAAAGGATTGTATTGTAAATAGCTACCTTAAAAGCTTCTGCTTGTTGCCTAACTTCAGGGGCAGCGTTTTCTGAAATGCCACAAATTTTATCTGCACACCTTTGTGCTAGATACTCTGCTGAGTGTCCTTTTTCATCTACTGTGGCTACTGAAATATCTCCTAAATTGGAGGTAACTTTTATCTCAAAACTCATGCTTTATTAGCTAGATTATTAGCTCTAGGTCTGTCCGTATAATATTCTTGTCTTGTACCAAGTAATTCTTGCTCTGCTTTTAACTTAAGCAATGCTTCTTGGAATCTACTTTCATAGGCTTGTACTTCATTTAGTGGCAGTTTTTGAAACATTGCTCCTTCAACTAAAGTTCCGTAAAGCAAAGCATCTCTAGCGTTTTGAGATAGCCACGTTGTACCATTATCTAAACCTGATGTTAAAGAAGCGGGTTCATAAAAGTAATGTAATTCTATATTGTATGCTTGGTCTGGCACTGGACCCAAAATAAAAGTAGTTTCATCAAACTGACCATAGTATTTAGGTTTGCCTCTTTTACTTACTGTAGTTGCGTCATTTGAATACTCTCTCATAAAACTAGCGTGTTTTAGTAATAAGTAATCATAAACATTGTTTTCTATTACAGCTAAACTAAAAGTTCTTATAAAATCTGTTGGCTTAGTTAGGTAAGTATTACCGGTTGTTAGTTGACCAGTTACATTTTTTCTAAATACATTTAAGTTTGCACTTTTTAAAATTCTTTCTTCTGCTGTAGTTATGAACGTAGGTAAAGTAGCTACGAAAGCAGTTTCTTCTGTATCTAAATAATTTTGTACAGTTGTTTTTAGTGTGCCGTAAGTAAAACTCATAGTTAATTATATCATTAAATTTATGGTGTATTTGCTTGTCCACCCATACCAGAGTGGTTAGTACAGTAATAATAAAGTGTTGGTGCTCCAACAGCTACTACTATTTGTGTGTACGCTCCAGAGTTTCCGGGAGTACCACTTGTAGTTACTCCTGTGGTGTACTCAGTACCACCGCCATGTGTGCCATTAGCTGTGGTTGAAAATCTTAATGGATGTCCAGAGTTACTATTATCAGATTGGTCAAATATATATGTGCTACCTTCTGTAAGGTCTATGGTTGCATAATATACACCATCAAAGAAATATTTATTGCCAGAGCCATAAGAATTAGTTCCATAAGTCACTGTAACTGCATATGTAGTTACATTTGTAGAAAGAGTTAGTGAACCTAGTGAACTTGTTAAATTTTGTCCGATTACAGGAACGTTAGTGACGTTACTGCTTATAGTTGGTGTCCCTAATGAACTTGTTAAACTTTGTCCTGTCAAAGCTGTTGTAACACTTGAAGTATCTGGATTAGCTACTACATTTGCTCCCGCTTCGACACTTCCCAAACTACTTATTATTCTAAAACCATTAAGGTTGCTGCCAATAATATCATCACTAATTATTTTGCCAGTAAATATTTCTACATCTGTGTTTGGTCTAGGGTCACGTAAAGCTTCTGGGTCAGCTGGTCTATTCTTAGGTTGCAGTTGTGGATGTTTTGTATCAAAACATTGTGGACAAGACTTTATGCCGTCCCATTGTTTTTTGAGTCTTTTTAATTTGTATCTTTGACCACATTGGTCACACAGACCATATGCGTATTTTGCCGTAGCGAAACTCATGTTAAGAACCTACAAATTTAGAGCTACCTCCTTCTCTATCCATGAATGCTGCTCTATTGAATTCTTCGTCATAAACTGTTTTTAGATTTGCTAATGCTGAAGGGTTTCTTTTCATAGCTAAGTAATATGCTAGTCCTGCTACCATGCAAGGTATAAATCTAAATACTATTTCCATGTTGTTTGTGTAGTCTCCTGCATCTTGTATTCTAGTCAACGCATTATAAATTAATGTGTCAGTAGAATTTTCTGGTGCTGGAAACAAATAAATTCTAGGTGTTGTTTGCCTATCTAAGAAATATTGGTTTGGTCTACCTGTACTATCTTTAGACGGTGTATATAAATAGTCAGAACGACTAATTCTACTTAGTTGTATATCGGTACCACTTCTTCTAATTACAGCTTCAGTAATGTCAACTACATCAGTGCCAATATCTATGTAGTTAGTTCCTGAAGTAACTGTGACTGAGCGTTGTTCTATTGTCCATTGATTAAGTCCACGGTTAGCCCAATCAGCCATCATAATATTTAATGACCTTCTTGCACTTTCTAAATCGTACCCTGTTCTTAATTCAACTCCACAACGCTCATAAGCTTCTTCTATAAGCTCATCAACGCTCAAGTCAAAGGCTGTAGTACCTGAAGTTGCCACTAATTACCCTGTAAAAAATATAGTTACTCTATCTATGTTAGATAGTGTCGCATGTATACCATCTACAAATAATATTCCGTTATCTGGAATATTTAATGTTTCGGTAGTATCAGCATTTACAGGTAAAACTAATAGTGTTGAACCTGAACTAGTATTTTTAAAAGTAACTGTGCCATCTGAAGACCCACCTGACACAACAAAACCACGAAGCCTTGAACGCTTAGTAGTCATGTCACCAGTTGCGGTTACAGATGATGTTACAACATCAGAACCTGTCATTCGTCCTGCCATAGTTAGCTCCTATTATGCAGTTGGTGAGTCAGACGCAATTCCAAAGAATTTTAACGCTACTACTCCACCAGCTCCTGCTGTTCCAGAAATAACTACTTCTACTTCATCAGCTGTTTCAGTAGCTGCAGTTGTAGTACCACCAGACATACCTAAAACTCCGTTACAAGGGAAGAATCCTTTGAAACCAGTTGAGTTAATAGCTACGGAGATACCATCTACAAAACCATCAGTATCTGCATCAGTACCAATGTCTACTAAATTTACGTTGTTAGCAGCGGCACTAGTTACAGTAATTGCTACACCCATAGGTATAAAGTTTGATGGTATACCTATTGAACTTTCCTTGTGGTCAGTACCTGAAGCAGCAATAGTGATAGAAGTGCTGTAAGTTGAAAGAGTCATCTCATTAGTGAGACCGCCTGAACTATTTTTAATTATAGTTTTGAATCCATTTTCTGAACGAATTGGACCATTGAATGTTGAAGTTGCCATATTAGCTCCTTAAATTACTGCATGTCGATTAAGTCTGCCGAGCCAGTCATACAGTGTTATTCGAATGCTCGGAATATTATTTTATTGTATCAAGTAACTTATTTAAATACCACCTAGCTTTTTCTAGGTCTTCTTTACCGTTTTTCTTTTCGTATCGCCACATGTATTTAAGTACATTACCTTTTAAGTAGCCAGAGAAAGCTTTCTCAGACATAGCTGATTGAATAGCGTCAATACATTCTATTGAGCCATCTTTGTAGTGTTTGGGGTTTATTTTGTCCATAGTAAAAGTTGGCGGGTTGAGTGAGAAACCCCCGCCAGAGGTTCCTTAAGTTAAACGACTGTTACGCTCCCGGAGAACCGAAGACACATCTTGGGTCAGAGAACCCAAATGAGTATCTTTCTCTAGCTTTGTAACGCACATTACCAGTATCAAAGTCTGCTTCCATAGAAGTTCTGACAGGTGACCTTTCGAACATTTTAAATCCGTTAGGTGCGTCAGTCTTAATAAAGAAAGCATCAGTGTCTGTTAAGTAGTGGTTGACCACGTATCCCTGAGGAATCATGCCCATGTTTCTGATAGCGTTAATATCGTTATCAGAAGTACCAACTCTTAAGTTAGTTTCAAGCAATCTGTCAGCAGTGAATTGTAGCTCTTTAGGAATAATTAACTTAGTTCCTTGTACAGCTATTTTTAATCCACGTTCGTCAATGAACGCCGCAATGTCAATCAATGCTTGTTCTAAAGAAGTTTCGTTTAAGTCTGCGGCAGTTGAAAGCTCATTTCTGAAGTTACCGCCACCAATAGTTGGGTGGTCAGTAGCACAGAGCTCTTTACCGTCGCCTCCAGCGAAACTGCTGTTAAACGCATTGTTTAAAACTGAGGCTGCTTTAATTTGCTTAGTTGTAGACATACTTCTAGCTAACGCACGAGTGTAACGAGCAGATAACTTGTCATACAAGTTATCTTCAATAGCTTCTTCTGTAATAGAGAAAGCTAATGCCACAGTTTCGTGTGTGTATCTAGCAGTGAAGGATTCTTGAGCAGAGTCAAACGCTACTCCTGAACCTTCAGATTTTACCGGTGCAGCGTCAAAGCCTGAAAGCATCACTTCTTCTTCGAATGCTCTGTCTGAAGACTCAGCGTCGAAAATTTCGGCGTGTTCGTTTTCATACTTGTCATATTCGAGTCCAAAAAGTGCATTTAGTCCGGGTTCTAACTCCTTAACTAATTGTGCTCTTGATATAGCCATTGATTATGTACCTGCTACTGGACCTTTGTAGGCGTGTTCGTTAATTTGAACAATCAAATTAGCGTGTGTACCTGCAATAGTTCCGTTGTTTTCATTGTCCACAACACCAACTACTTTAAGTTGTAACCCTGCAGTAGTTGCTAGTGTGCTTACGTCTAATTCTCTGGATGATAAACCAGTTGTAGTGCTTCCGCCTGTACCGACAGTATCAGCGTTTCTTCCTACAGCAGCTTGAGTAGATGCTGTGTCAGAATCACCTTGTATAGTGAACAACGTGTTGGGGTCGTCATAAATGTAGACCTCAATGTCTCCAGAACTAGCAGTTGTACTAGCTGTGTAGAAATTGCTCCATACAGGACCGTCAGAACTTTGATAGTGAACACCATTAAAAACACCAACAATGTTAGCGTCACTAACACCCGCTTGTTCAATGTAACCGCCGTTAAATTTAACTAAGTCACCTTGATAGATGTTAGAGCCGTAGCCTGATGGGTTGATAAGGTATTTCCTAGCTTGTGGAATAGCACCTGATGGAGATAAACCCTCGTAAGGTTTTAGTCCAAAAGCTGAATCTACATTTGCCATAAAATTATCCTAAATTCAAACAAATTAAAATTATAGAACTTAATCTTTCGATTGAGTTCCGCCAAATGTTACGCGACTCTGTCTATTTTTATTAATAGGCATGGCTTGATGCTCTTCTTTCATCAAATCGTTGTCTACTGACAACATTTGGTCCCTTGTCTTTGCTTTGAAGTATTCACTTCTTTCATCCACAGTTTCCTTAGGAATTCTGCAAAGAATTAGTCCACCTACGACAATCACTCCTGCATATCTACCTTCATCAAGTGAGGGAGATTCAAAGTCAGGATATTCGTCTGCTCGAACAGGTTCCCAGCCTTCTCTAAGTCTGGCTGACATGTTCTTACGGTCATCATATCCTCTGACCTCTGTTCTCACCCATCTGTGAATATATCCTTCAGGGGGATTAGGTGCATCCAAAGCGGACGGGGGTGCCCAAGGTTTTCTTTCAGAGCTATGCTCTCTACTCTGGGCTTCGCGTGGTTGACGATTTTCGTCTTTTTTTCTGTTATTTGCCATATGTTACCTCCACGTTATTTAACATATTTCGCGTACTCTTCAAGTGGCACACCCAATTTTTTAGCTATTGCTACCTGTGAAGGTGTGAGTTTCACAGATTTGCGTCCAGTTTTCGCACCTCTTTTAACTGGTGCTACCGCTTGAACGGGTCGGCTTTTCTGCGAAGAGTCCTCATTAAATTTATGAGGAAACTCGTTACGAATTCTATTATCTACTTCAGTATA